GTCGTTCCAGCAGACTAAAGAAATCTACGGCGCCAACGTGCTCAACACGGCAACGACGTATAATGCTTCAGTCGGCGGCGACGGCCAGCCACTCTGCTCTCCTTCGCATCCGATTGACGGTGGCACAGTTTCTAATACGCCATCTGTTCAAGTCGACCTTAACGAAGCTACGCTGCTCAACGGCATGATCTCTATCCGCACGAACTTCAAAGACCAAGCCGGTCTGAAGGTGTTTGCGCGTGGTCGTCGTCTCGTTGTTCCGCCGCAGCTTGAGCCTGTTGCTATCCGTCTTACAAAGACAGAATTGCGCCCAGGCACGGCAGACAACGACGTCAATGCCATCATGATGACCGCGGGCGGCTTGCCTGAAGGTTATTTCGTCAACGACTTCTTGACCTCGCCTTACTCTTGGTTCTTGCTGACGAACATTGACGGCTTGAGCTACATGGAGCGTGTTCGTTTCGAGACCGACATGCAGGTAGATTTCGTTACAGACAACTTGCTTGTCAAAGGATACGAGCGGTATAGCTTCTCGTATTACAACTGGCGTGCAATTTGGGGCTCGTTCCCAACGTCTTAATCGGCAAACGAGGGGAGCCATTTGCTCCCCTCACAACTTTGAAGGAGAGACCTCATGGGTCAAACAAACTTCACTGGGCCGGTTACATCGGGCGACCTACAGCAGGGCCAAACCAACGGTCCTAATATAGGTTTCGCAAGACTTGCTCAGTCAGTCGCACTTACGCAAAATGGCGCTACTGCCGTTTCTGCAACGCTATATATACCTGCTGGCTCTCAGATCGTGTCGTTTGACATTGACGTTCTGACTGCATTTAACTCTGGCACTTCTGCGACGTTGTCTATCGGCACATCTGCCGCCGCGACAACTTATGTTAGCGGTGTTGACGTTAAAGCTGCCACGGGTCGTATTGCGCCGACATACACGGCGGCACAGCTTGCCGCTATGTCAAATCAAACAGTGCTTGGTGTTGCCGCTCCAACGGTTGCCCCCGTTGTTGTGACGATTACGCCTGTTGGAACCGCCGCTACTGCTGGTTATGTTAATGTTACCGTTAACTATATCCAGCTAACGTCTTCTAACTAATAGGAGCCCACGATGGGTTACGTTGTTAAAGATCCAAAGTCCAAAGGCAATTTTGGCGCTGGTGAAACTGTCCGTCGTGCTGAAGAAGGCACCGACGGATTCAAAAAGGGCGGCAGCTGCATGAAGAAGGGTGGAAAAGCTAAAAAGCCTGCCCGCGCTTCTGGTGGTGGCGTTCTTTCTTCTGCCGCTAAGGGTGAGCCTCGCGGTAAAACTGCTCACTACTGAGAAATGAGCGGGGCGCAAGCCCCGCTTTCCTTCTCTCAGGATTTTTTTATGGCAAGATGTTATAAAATCCCAAATTGGGACGGGAAATGTGTCTCATGCGGAGAAAGCTCTAATGTCGTTTCTTTTGGGAAGGGCAAAGCTGGAACTTGCAACAAATGTTATAAAGCTGATTGGAGCAAGGATAATTCTTTAAAAATAAGATGCCAAAGACTTTATGGGAATGCTCAAAAACGAGCAAAAAAAATGGGATGGCCTGCTCCAGATTTTACATCGTCGTGGATAGAAAAAAAGATATTGAATGGAGTTTGCGAAGCAACCGGAATATCATTTGACCTTGATACAAGAATTACGGATATACATGCGTCAAATCCTTGGGTTCCTTCAATAGACAGGATAGATAGTTCTTTGCCGTATATTAAATCTAATGTCCAAATAGTTGTTTATATGTATAATGTTTGTAAGGGAGAATTTACTCACGAAGATGTAATAAAATTTGCAAAAATGCTTTCAAGGGAGGAGAAAAATGTCATTTAAAACTCCCGCTTGGTCTAGGTCTGCTGGACAGTCGAAATCTGGTGGCCTTAACGCCAAGGGTCGTGCATCCGCTAAGGCTGAAGGCCATAATTTAAAGCCGCCAGTTTCTAAAGAACAAGCATCTAAAAGTCCTAAAGCCGCTGAGCGTAGAGATAATTTTCGGGCCCGTATGTGCGGGATGAAAAAAAGATTAACTTCTGCTAAAACGGCTCATGACCCTAATAGCAGAATAAATTTAGCTTTGAAAAAATGGGATGTTAAATGTTAGCTTGCACGCGATGCAAGATTGAAAAGCCTGAGACGGCAAAATTCTTTCCTCTTCATAATAAGAAGAAGAATGGATTAGATAGCTGGTGCAGAGATTGCAGAAATTCTTATAGAAGCGGGATTAGGCGCGGTATTTATAGAGATATGATTGAAGACAAAGATTTAGCTTATTTAATTGAAACAACCCATAATTGCACAATATGCGGAGATATGTCTAACCTAGTAGTGGATCATGACCATAAAACAAATAAAATTAGAGGGATGCTTTGTAATAGATGCAATCAGGGATTGGGCCAATTTAAAGACGACCCTGAATTGTTAGAATATGCTAAAATATATTTACTGGCTTCTAATGGGGATGCAGAAGCTGATTTATACATAGAGAAATATGGCAATGATTTTGTTTGTGAGGAAACATCAAATGTCTAAGCCATTTTGGGAAAAATATGCACCTAAAGACGCAAAGCATAAGGCTTTAAACTCAAAAGGTGTTAAGATGGCCAAAGCAAGAGCTAGGGCCGCTGGTCGTCCTTATCCAAATTTAGTAGATAATGTCGCTGCAGCGCGTGCCGGACACACAAAAGGAAAACACTGATGCGTCCTATTACAGTTACTGTTTCTGACGCCTCTGGCGGCGCTAAATCAAGTGACCTTATTCGTTTTGACGACTGGGCTCCCGCGCCCGTATCAATTCAAGTGAATGTTACAGGGACAGTCAATTATACGGTTCAGACGTCTATGGATGACCCCAATAGTGCGACAAATCCTGTCGCCTTGGCGTCAATGACGTGGCTGTCTTCTTCTGACACAAATGTCGTTGGTGCAAGCGCCTCAAGGTCTAGTTATTTTAACCAGGCTCCTGTATTTGCTCGCGTTTTATTAAACAGCGGAAACGGATCTGTAACGGCCACGTTCTTGCAACTGAGCAACGGCCCGATTTAATAAGGGGGCCCCGTGGCAACCAGCGGAACATATGCGTTCAACCCATCTCTGGGCGAGGTTGTCCCTTACGCTTATCAGCTGATTGGGATACGCCCTAGCGCGTTATTGCAAGAACACATGGAGGCGGCCCGCATGGCCACCAACATGATGTTTATGCGATGGTCAAACCAAGGCGTTAATCTTTGGGAAGTTCAGTTGGGCAGCATTGCGCTGGTTCAGGGACAGACGCAATATTCAATACCTTCTAGCTCAGTTGTTATTTTAGATGCTTATATTCGCGTCACGTCTGGCACGACAAATACTGACAGATTAATTCTACCAATTTCACGGTCTGAATATTCAAGCTATCCAAATAAGGCGCAACAGGGCTTTCCAACTGTATATTGGATGGACAGGTTATTAAGCCCAAGCGTATATTTATGGCCGGTGCCTGACGGCAATGAAACGTCTTTTAATTATTATTATATTAATCAAATACAGGATACGAATTTAACTGGCGCTCAAACAATGGACATCCCATCCATTTGGCTTGAGGCTATGGTTTATGGCCTTTCTTATCGTCTTGCTCAAATATGGGCTCCAGAAAAGGCGGTAATGATTAAGCAGATGTCTGACGAGTCTTACGATATTGCGTCTCGTCAAAACGTCGAAGTTGCCCAACAATATATTTCCCCTACAATTGCTGGTTATTTTAACTCGTAAGGATGGGATAATTGGCTTACGCATCAAAAGCCGGACGAGCCAGAGTATCCTCGCGTAACCCACAGGCGCAGGCCGTCTGTGATCGATGTGGCATATGGACTAATCACACTAGGCTACAGTGGCAATATGACTGGCGTGGCGCGTCTTTAGCGAATATCCGTATTCTTGTGTGTGATGAGTGTTTAGATGAGCCACAACAACAGCTTCGCGCCATAGTTGTCCCGGCAGACCCTGTTCCAATTACGCAGCCGCGCACTGAGCCATATTTTAATGATGAAGTCGATTACCGCATTACTCAAGGCAATACAATTGATCCAGTTACGGGCATTCCCGTTATAGGCGGCGCGACAAGAATTACTCAAAATAATAATTATCGCGTTACGCAGCAAACTGGTGAAGCGCCTAGTGGATTAAATCAGCTCCCAGGAACAGATTGGAATGCTCCAGCCGTAATTTATAATAATACGGAGATTGGACTACCTTACGACAATACGTCTGTTCCATTTACCGGCCCATTGTCTCCACCATATAACTTTATTGTTCAGTGGAACAATCAGTGGTTCTTTGGTATAAGAACAGGATCATATTGGACGAACAATGTTGGTGCGTTCGTTAATTGGTCTACAACGATTTTATAAGAGGAAATAATGGCCGTTCCTTATACTTTTGGAAATACGCCTGGCGGCCAAAGCATTCCTTTAACGGAATTAGACCAAAATTTTGCATATATTGAATCACAAATTGGCTCTGGAGCAGGGGCAACGGGTCCAACGGGGCCAACTGGGGCGGCATCAACAGTTGTTGGCCCAACAGGACCAACCGGAGCGTCTGGTCCTGCTGGTTTTGGTATTACATATAAGGGGAGTGTCGCCACTGTTGGGGCCCTCCCGGCAACTGGGAATACTGTTGGCGATGCTTATATTGTTGCGTCAAATTATCATTTATATATTTGGAACGGTTCTTCTTGGATAGACAACGGACCAGCCGTTACTGCTATTACAGGCCCAACAGGCGCAACTGGACCAACAGGTGTAACAGGCCCGGCAGGCGCAACTGGACCAACAGGCTTAACTGGACCAACAGGTGTAACAGGCGCAACTGGACCAACAGGTGTAACAGGCGCAACTGGACCAACAGGTGTAACAGGCGCAAAAGGCCCAACTGGACCAACAGGCCCAACTGGACCAACAGGCCCTACAGGATCTGGCATCTATACAGAATCTACGTCTCCACCAACAAGCCCCGCTCCGGTTAATGGAGACCGATGGTTTGATACTTCTACAGGATATCAATATACCTATTTAACGGACGCGGGTGGGTCGCAGTGGGTTGAAGTTGGGACCACATCTACCGTTGGCCCCACGGGCGGTATAGGCCCCACAGGCCCCACTGGCTCCATTGGTCCAACTGGACCTGCTAGTGGCCCTACGGGGCCTACTGGGTCCGGCGCTACTGGACCCACAGGGCCGACTGGTATTGCTGGCCCAACTGGCTCAACTGGCTTAACTGGCTCAACTGGCCCTACAGGAACTGGACCAACAGGTGTAACTGGACCAACAGGTGTAACAGGCCCTACTGGCCCTACAGGAACTGGGCCAACGGGACCAACAGGTGTAACTGGACCAACAGGTGTAACTGGACCAACAGGTGTAACAGGCCCAACTGGATCAACACCTACTGGGGTGGGGTTGCTTGCGTCAAGTCAAACATGGACGGGGTATAATACTTTCTCGACAGGCGTAATTTATGGAACAAGTTCTTCGGCTTATATTTATCTTGATACCTCGCAATTACAATATAACACCGGGGGAACCTCAGCATTCTATGTGACAAATTCTGGTAATTTGACGATTTCTGGTTCTACAGCCACTAAGGCGTCTGGAACAACTTGGGCAAATCCTTCCGACGAAAAATTGAAAAAGAATGTCGCTGATTACACTAAGGGTCTAAAGGAATTACAAACATTACGCGCAGTTTCTTATCAGTATAATGGATTATATGGAACGCCTAGCGATGATAAGACTTGTGTAGGATTTATCGCGCAGGAAGTTCAAAAATCAGATTTTCCAGAAATAGTCGTGCCATATCAATATACGTCTGATAAGGACAATCCTAACACTTCTGTTGAGCTTTTGTCTCTCGACCAATCCGACCTTATAATTGCGCTTGTTAACGCGGTCAAAGAGCTTGGTGCCCGCGTAACGGCCTTGGAAAGTAAGTAGGTTAAAGCGATATGGCCATTAATTTTCCAACAAGCCCGACAGTTGGTCAGACTTACACATATTCTGGACGGTCTTATCAATGGAACGGCAATGGGTGGCAGGCGTATCCTCCTCCGCAAATTGTTGGCCCGACTGGGCCCGCAGGAGCCGGTAATGTTTCTACAGAATCCTTAACAATTTCTGTAGCAAATACTTTTCCAGCCTTGAGCCATTCTTATAATAATTCTGGTCTTTTCCAACTTATCGTAAATGGACAGATTTTTGTTCCAGCGGGTTCTTCTCCAGCCTTTTCGATAAGCGGAACGTCCATAACATGGCTTTCGTCAATTTTTAGTGTAAATCCCGGCGATACTGTATTCGCCATGTATACCTACTGAGGGTGACATGATTAAACAGATAGGCGCACTTGCTTTCACGATACTTTCTACTGGGGCAATTGCTGCACCGAGTCCAACGCAGATTGGAACAACGAAAACATCTAACCCATATCCAGTGTCCATTTTATACAATGGAAATTGGTATCCTATGGGTTCTATTAATACCACTGCCGGAAACTTTATTTCTGCCGTCGCAAATGGCGGGACGGGTCTTTCGTCTGGAACGGCTAATGGCATCCCATATTTTGCTACGTCTAGCACAATGTCATCGACATCCGCAGGCGCGGCTAATACCTTATTAACGGGTAACGGATCAAGTTCGGCCCCAACCTTTAATTCTCTTACCAGTGTTTTAGACTCGGCATTTTCATCAACGCAAGGATCAATTCTTTACCGTGGTTCGTCGGGGTGGGCGGCGCTTTCGCCAGGAACTTCCGGGTATGTTCTTACGTCAAACGGTTCTGGTGCAAATCCTTCTTGGGCCGCAGGTGGTGGTGGTGGATCTTCAACGCCTCTTAATCCTGGTGGGAGACTGACTTTAACGGCAAGCACTCCATATATGATATGTAGTGCAGGCTCTTCAGGGTGCGTAGGTTACTCAGCCCAATCTACAGTATATTATGCTCCCTATATTGGACAATATGTTCCAATTTATAACGGGTCTTCTTTCGACAGTGTTCAATTTACCTCTAGCTCAACTGATACTGTTGGGCTTTCTTTAACATTAAGTTCAAGTTGGTCTGCAAATACGACATACGACGTGTATGTCACTAAGAATGGCGGATCAACGGTTCTTTGCACATCTCCTTGGGCTAATTCATCAAATCGTAATGGGTCGTATGCTTATCCTGCTGATGCTGGAACGCGCATCCAAGGTATTCTTACAAATACTTCTACAACTACTTGTAGCATATCTGGAGGCTCAACCATTTCTATGGCAGCCAATCGTGGCACATATTTAGGATCATTTACCACAGACCCAAGCTCTTACACAGTTACTTGGAAGTGGGGCGGCTCGGCTAGTGGAGGGGATCCTGCAATTTTGAATATTTGGAATTATTATAATAGAATTAAAATGGGGGCATTAGTTTTTGACATTGGTTATCCTTATGTTCTTACAACACTTCCTCCATTTATACCTAGCACAACTACTGTAATTCCCGGCGCCGCAGCACGAATCGCAAGAAACAGCACAGGTAATTCTATTACTTTTACAGTGGGACGGGGGGAGGACTCTTATATTGCTGCATGGCAAACTAACGTAAATACGTTATATGCTACAGGCACAACATCCCCTCCAAATGTAACGTCAGGTCTTTGTTTGAATACTTTTTCTGAGAGCGGCGTGTCAAATGTTTTGATGTATGCGGCGGGGAGCACTCAAACGAGTATACCGATCAATGGCCAACCTGGTTATGTCAATACATCGGGATCATATGTATCACCAACAGCTACAACTTGGGGCGGCACCCAAAATCAAGAAATTATCGTAAACTTTATATCTCGACCAGGATTTATAGGTCTTAATGTATTTTATGGATGTGAAGCCGGAGACGGCACAAATAATAATTTAGCAGGAACATATGCTGGACAGCAGCTCTCGTTATTATTTCCAATGTAAATAAAAGCAAGTAGCGGTTTTCTATTGGTTCCGCTACAATGGTGCGAGTTTTAAGGACGTAGAATGTCAAATATCCAGATCCCCAACCTGCCGGCAGCCATCAGCTTAAACGGGACTGAGCAGCTAGAGGCTGTCCAGGCTGGGACATCTGTTCGTATTACGTCGCGTCAAATAGCAAATCTTGGCGGCCCAAC